CTTAAAGAGTGGCATCCCTCACAGCCTATACCTTCTACCGAAAACCTTACGGTGCATTATCCTGAATTGGGATTGCTTACCGTATACAAGAAGTACAAGGGATTTCGTTATTATGCGCGTATTGCTACCAATGAATATGCAGAACTCATTGCCCCTACAGGTGAAGACTTAGAAAACCTTATCGGACTGCAACATAACCTACAGTTGCGTTACAACAATTTCAGTAAGTTGCCTGAAAAAGGCGATGTAAAAATAAAAGTAACCTTAGGGGTGATTGCTACCGAAGAGAAGAGCGGTAAAGTAAACGAGATAGACCTACCCACCGAGCGTAAAGAGGTAGTAATTACTTTACGCCGTACCGATAAAGTTACCCCAAACCCTAAACCTAATGAACGCCCAGTACTCAATATGGTGCTCAACACGGCTACCCAAGAACTTACGGGCGACACTTCGTTTACGTTCCCTACGACACCTCTTGATTATTATCACGAAATCGTATTACATCACGATTTTTGGCACTATAAAGGATTAGGAGACTACATCAATTTTGGTACAAGAACAGAATGGTACAAGGATCATTCTATCAATACCCCTTTCACAATTAAAGGAGTTGAATGGAATAGTATTGGGCATAGTCTATTTGATATAAACCTAACAGGAACAAAAAACAATGCAACAGCAGTATTCTCACTCTCCCAGTTTTACAAAGAAAACCCTACTATAAAAACTCTTAATTTTGATTTAAGTAAAACCCAAACACTTACTTTTGAAAGTTATTTCAGAACAAAAGATTCATTTGGAGTTTCTCACTACTTTACCATCAACCTCACCGTTATCAACGATGCTACCGCTTTTCATATCGATAAAAAGGATTTTAAATACCTGCTGAAAACCGATAAGAAAGAGCGTGCTGAAGGTACATTTACCATTAAGAACCCTAACCGTCTCACCTTTACTATTAACAATGCCGACTTTTTGGAGGTTACAGAAATCAAAGGCAATGGCGAAGAGGAAGTTGTGTTAAAATTTCGCTCTCAATCTTCCGAAATGATGACAGTAGGCGAGTACAAAGGCTGGCTCAAAGTAACTTCTTCAGCGGGTAGCGAACAGATAGTGCAGGTGCTCATTACCGTACAAACGGATATAACATTCGCTACCAAAAAAGTGTATTTCTGCCTCGACAAAGAACTTACACACATTCGTCAAACATCTGCCGAAAGCGAGTTTGTATCGGTAGCCCTTTCAATGGAGTTCAACGGCTATGGGCGTACCTTTAGCACTACTCAAACCTATGATTACGTTTTCTTCGAGGGTATGGCAACGGTGGATATAGGGCAAGAAGTACAAGACTTTTTTAGAGATATTACCCCTGCTTTAGAGGTGAACACTAATAAACTACTCGCTCCTAAAGAGATTTTCAAAGCGACCAAGGTATCGGCAATAATTAAGGAAACCAATTTCAAAGGCGCGGTATTCAAAACGCATACCCTTACTGATTTGCACTACCTCCCTGGGAAGAAGCCTAAAGCCTATCCGTACCTTACTCAAAGCCGTTTGCGCTCTACTTATAAGCAGAGCCTTATATCTGTATCGGCACTTACCCAAGAGGTACGCGCTCGTTCATTAGGACAAATAGGCTCTAACCTTATCGACCTTTCGGCTATTAAGGACCCGCTGGCAGTAGCTAATTTCAGTTTTTTACGCGCTACCGCCGATGTTACCTATGGGGCTACAACTATTATTTGTAAGGAAACCCTTAGCCTCGAACCCAAACCAGAACCCAATAGCACGCCTATTAGTGCGCTGTTTCAAAATCAAAACTTCTGTCCAGATTGGTTTTCGTTTGCAGGCGAGTACGAAGCACTGGTAAGTTACGAGCACACCCTCGCCGACAATGTGCTACTGAGTGAGGACTACAAGGCGCAGGTAAAAACCAAGCGCACTTACAAACTCAATACGGGTTGGCTCTTTCCTGAAGAGATAGAAGTATTATGGGAACTAATCAAGTCGCCTGTATGCTTCTTGAGTATTGCAGACGAGTGGCTGAAGGTAATACCCATTACCCAAAAACCACTGTCCTTTGATAGCACCCGCAACCTGCATAGTTTTGTCGTCGAATTTCAATTATCATCTAACGACTAATCTCTAAACCTATGTTTACCAATATCCAAGAACTCAAGCAATATACTAATGTTTCTAACCGTTTAGATTTCGACCTACTCAAAACCTATATCGAGGAGGCGCTCCGTGTAAAAGTATATCCGTATATACCCAAGTCTGTTGCCGACACCCTCCCTCTCCCTTCGGGGGTTGGAGAACTTAATGCTCTCGAACTACTCAAAAAAGCAGTAGCCAACTATGCAGTAGCCTATGCTATCCCTTTCCTCAAGGTGAATTTATCCAATACGGGTGGCAACTATTACTCCGATGATAAGATGGAGAAATCACCTTGGTGGGATTTACGCGATTTAGGCTTGTCGGCAATCGCAATAGGCGACCGCGCCCTCAACGATTGCATCTCGCTGCTTATCGAGCAAGGCAAGTTACCGCGCCCTAACGGCATTATCAGTAGTGTGAATGAGTTTGAGAAGTTTTACAACCTCAATAGTTCGTGGGAGGTTTTCACTAAACTACAGCCACTAATGCAATGGATGTGGGAAAGCATTATCGCACCACAAGTCAGTACCTGCACGCCCGATGATTTGCGCGCTTATCCTGCTATATGGGAAAAACTACAGCGTACCGTCGTTTTCTTTACTGTTGCCGAAGCTGCTCAAATGCATAGCTTCTCATTCACGGCTACTGCTATTGTACAGCAGTGGGAGGAACTACCTTGGCAAAAGAGCAAGATACTCAACGGCTCCGAGCTCTATACCCTTGCTAAACGCTTGCAACAACTCGCCCGACACGAACTTGCCCAACTCAAGCAGCTACTCGAAAAAGAAGCGGTGGCTTGTTATATACCTTCAGTTGCTGCCCAACAAGTAGAAAAAATGAAAAGCGGACTCTACTTCTAACCCTCTAACACCTTAAAATGGAACTTACTAAATTTAGCAAAGACAGCCTTTATCAGCGTATATCCGCCTCGTATATTGACGAGAATTTTCAACTACTCCCTGCCGAAGAGGCGGTGAAAACGCGTTTGCGCCATATACACGGCTTGCGCCTTTCTAATAAGTATTCTAAACACCAAGCCATACAGATACACATTCGCGAAATGGGCGTAAGCCAAGCCACCGCCTACCGCGACTATTCGTGGGCAATGCAAATATTTGGCGAACTCGATAAATCTGACATCAATGCCGAGAGGGCTATATTAGCAGATAGTTATTGGCAACTTTACCAAATGGCTTTGAAAGATAGAGATTTAGAACAAGCGCGCAAGGCGTTAGACTCCTATTCTCGCCTCTTCAATTTTGATAAAGAAGAAAAAGAAATCAATTTTGAAAAGATTACCGCTAATGAATACCATATACGTATGAGCCGTAAGAGTGCCAAGATGTTACGTGCTGCCCTCGCTTCAGGGGTAGTGGATTTCAACAGCTTGCCCGCTACCGATACCGACTACGAAGATATAACCGATGACCCCGACGATGAAACCTCTGATTAAACCAGTTAAACAAATCCTCCTCAACGCTATGCAGATGACAGCTGTATCTGCCAACCGCTATGCAGGTGTAAAACACATCTGTATAGAGGCGGGGCGTGGTACGGGTAAGAGTACCATACTCGGCTGGTTTGTGAAGGAAGCAGTAAAGCAAATGCCACGTGCTACGGGCGTACTGGTAGGGGCTACTTTTGTGCAGATAAAAAGCCGTACTTTCCCCTCTACCAAAGAGGGTTTGGAGATGTTCGGCTTTTACGAAGATGTAGATTATGTAGTAGGGCGTAACGGCAAGGCTCTCGGCTTCGAGATGCCTTTTCAAGCTCCCAACTCGTGGAGCAACGTGGTGCACTTCTCTAATGGCTTTATATTGGTGCTTGTATCTCTCGATGACCCTAATAGCGGAAGAGGGTTAAACTCTTACATTGTTATTGGCGACGAAGCGGCACTGTTAGAGCACGATAGACTCTTCAACAACGTACTGACAACCAACCGCGCCAAGAAGATAGAGTTTAACAAAGCAAGCCTACTAAATGCTACTATCTTCACCTCGTCGGTTGCTCTTACTAAAACGGGGGAATGGTTCACCGCCCGCGAGAAACTCGCCAAACAAAAGCCTACCGAGCACCTCTTTATCAAAGCTAACGCCCACATAAATCAAGAAAACCTCAAACCAGGGTGGATACAAGAAATGTACGAGCAGCGCGTGTCCGACCTACTGTTCAACGCCGAAATAATGAATATTCGCCCTGGTAAGGTTGCCGACGGCTTCTATGCCAAATTGTCAGCCGATAAACATTACTACAAGTACCAGTACAACACCACCGCCCTACAAGACTTCTCGCAGAGTTTCACCCCCTCCTGCACCTACGACAACGATTTGCTCAGCAGTGTACCCCTCGAACTCTCACTCGACTTTGGTGGGCGTATCAATTGCGGCATTGTAGCCCAAGAAAGCAAGGTGGCAAATACTATCAATATCCTCAAAGACTTCTTTGTCAAAAACCCCCTCAAATTGTCAGATTTGATAAAGAAAATCATTGACTACTACGAGCCTCACCGCGCTACCTGTAATAAAATATACCTATACCACGACCGTTCGGGCTTCAAGAGCGAGGCGAATAGTAAAACAACCCTGGCACAAGATGTAGAGGATATGTTGCGCACAGCAGGCTGGCAGGTGTTCAATCGCACCCCCAACACCAATAACCCAAGCCATATCCTCAAATTCCGCCTTATCAACGAGATATTAGAGGAAAATAACCGCGCACTACCTTTTGTACGCCTCAACGAGGACAATTGCCCCAACCTCATCGTCTCTATGGAAAACGCCGCCGTAAAGCAGAAAGAAGACGCTTTTGAGAAAGACAAAAGCAGCGAACGCTCTACAATCATACCCCAAGAGCACGCCACCCACCTTTCCGACTGCTTCGACTACCTCCTATGGTGGAAGTACGCCTATCTCCTCGATAACGCCTACCACGATAGCTTTATCATCACCACCGTATAAGTGCGAGCCGCACAGGCAATTTAATTTTTTTTGCTAAAATATTTGCATATTTAAAAAACTGTTGTACCTTTGCACCGTTAGAAAGTAATACAGAGCTTTTAAATCTGTTAAATATTTAGTTAATCTATAAGACTCACGGCGTGAGGGTGTCGCTATATAGTAATATGTAGCAAAAGACTTCAGTATATCTGTATGACTTTCTAACAGCACCTACTCACGCTGTTATTTTTTTTATATTATGTTAGAAAGTCAATTAACTTCAGAAGAGCGCGAACGCCAAAAAGCAGCGCGTCGTCGCTTCCGCGAAATCGTTAAACAACGCTGGCAAGAAGAAACGCTTAAAAACCTCTCCAAAAAAGCGTTCAAGAAAATCAGTAAAAAAGGAAACCCTGAACCCGACCTTATGCTATTAGCCGAAGAGGTGGGAGGCTCTTTGCGCGTGCGTTTTAGCAAAGGCGTATGGTACTTGCATTTCACTTTCTTCGGCAAAAAGGTAGAGAGCGCAGCGCCCACCCTTACCGAAGCTATCAACGGCTTAATCATCAACAAACACCTAAACAAACAAAACTATGAAAACAAGTAATAAAACTCCTCGCGCTTTGAGCCAAGAATTAGGCTTAAAACTATCGGATTGGACACACTCTGTTACCTATTATTTCGATAATTGGAAAGATAAACAAGAAGAGATTTTTGACATTATCCGTACCACCGAAGACCCTAATATCATCAACACCCCCGACGAAAAGGCAACCATACGCGATGTGCTTTCGTATATGCTCTCCCTTTCGTTTATCGTATTGCGCGAAAAACAGCAAATAGAAGAATTTTACGAGGATTACAACAGTTTATAGGTGCGAGCCGCACGGGCAATTTTTCAAAAAAAAAAACTTCCAAAAGTGTCCCTTGCAGAACAAGTGGTAAAGAAGTGTTGTGAAACGTGATGTAGTAAGGGTTTGCGTGGTGTAGGTTCGATGTTCGTTCGATGTTCGTTCGATGTTGGTTCGAATAGTGCTTTAGGTAAGCAGTAAGAAATAAGAGGTAGGGGTTAGGAGAAAAAATGGGAGTGTGCAGGGTGTAAGTATTTAAAAGATTGTTAATTATCAATTGTTAATTGTTAATTGTAAAGTCCTTTCACAACACCTCCAAACACCCTACTTTTGCCCTGAAATTCGTTTTATACATAATAATCATAGTTAGTTGGTTTATAATTAAAACCTCTTCATCTGGGATGTTTTTAGTTAGAAAGCGCGCCTACAATAGTGGGTGCGCTTTTTTTGTATAAGCCACACAAAAAAAAATGAAAAAAGTTATTAAAATATTTGGCTATTAAAAATAATAGCAGTATCTTTGCAACGTATTAATAAACAAACAGAATAATGAAGTACTCAGAATTAGAAAAGAAACTAAAAGAGGCAGGTTGCTACTCTTTAGGAAAACAAGCAAACGGACACCCACTATGGTTTAGCCCTATCACCGAAAAACAATTTAAAACAAGCAATCACAAAAGTAAAGAAGTAGCTACTGGTACACTAAACAGAATCTTAAAAGCAGCGGGGCTTATTTAAAGCCCCGCTACAAAACAAAATAAACTATTAATAACTAACTATATGGATAAAACAGCGAACAAAATCAAAGCCTTTATAGAGCGCGCTTCCGACGGCTCTTATAGCGTGTATATCGATTTAGACGACGATACACTCAACTACGACATCAATGGCGAGGGTGATACCGTTGCCGAAGCCCTTGAAGATTTTCGTATCACCTATCGCGATATGAAAGCCCTACACGAGCAACAAGGCAAACCATTTGTAGAAGCAGAATTTGAGTTCTTGTACGACTTACCTTCTTTCTTACAGTATTATTCTAAGCTATTCACTTATGCAGGATTAGAACGCCTTACAGGGGTAAACCAAACCCAGTTAAGTCAGTATGTACAAGGCTATCGAAAGCCCAGCAAACAAACCACACTTAAAATACAAAACAAAATTCATCACCTCTCACAAGAATTACAAAGCGTTCAGTTTGTTTAATTAATACAACTTATTCTTTTTCTGAATCGCTTCCACAGGGGCGCACTCATCACCGAGTGCGCCCCTTTTTTCTTACCTCTCCCCTGAAACCTGCTACCTGCTACCTGTACCCTGCCTCCACCATATATCCCCCCCATTTTCTTAAATTCAAATTGTAAAAATAACTAAGGTGGCGATGGGCTTCATCGTCTTTCAATGAACACATACCCGCGCCATCACCCGCTTCACCTATTCAATATCAAGTACTTAACACTTTTATAATGATAAAAAAGCCTGTCCTTTCCCAATATATCCCTACCTATTACCTTTGCCCAATAAATCCCCAACCCTTATGAACAAAGTTTTTTTAAAGGACGTACTGGCTGAAATGAGAAAACTCGATGAGCGCAAAAAGCCAATACCTTTCACCATAACCGTACGCACCTACAATAGGCAAAACAGCTTTGGCGGCAAACTCTGCACTTACACGGGCGCAACCCTTATGCAGCAACCCCGCAACAAGCAAGATTTTGAAAAGAACCCCAACCACTGGCAAAACAAAACCCGCAATATCAAACTCAGCGACGGTACTATAAAAAAAATATGTATCCTCTTTATCGTCGCTTTCAACGGAAAAGAAGTAATCTATTAATTAGCAAATGGATATAGTAACCAAAAGAGATTTATCTGATAATTATGGAAAACCTGTATACTATTTTACAAAGTTTTTCCCCGAAGGATACAAACCTCCTGAAAATATAATGAAAAGAACAGCTAATGAAGAATATCAAGGGAGTATCTTTTTCACTAAAGAAACGGCTAACCGTATCCTTTCATTAGATGTGTGGAAAACGTGTATATATCCTTCTATCTATCTACTACGCGACGGCTTCTGTTACAATATCGATTGGAACGATAGCGAGTATATTGAAGTAACCAAACGCGCAGGCAATCAAATGAACGTGCTACAAATGGTATCAATTATTATTAACGACTTTGGCTACACTTACCAAAGTGAAAAATGGAAATAATGAAAAAATTAGACAAAGATTTTTATATGCTTTCAGCCTCCAAAACGGCTGTACTCTTTGGCTCCGATAAGCAAAGCCTCTCCACCCCCAAAACCCAAAAAGACTCAAGCGATACCGATAAGTTCGCCGCTTGGTGCGACAATAACCTATACCCGCAAGAGTTCACTAAAAAACTCAACAAAACGGGCGCAGCTATTGGGGGCTTGGAGGTGCTCATCTCCGCTCACTACGGCTTGGGCTTCCGCCTCTATCAAGATGTAGAAACCGAAGAGGGCGTAACCACTCGCGAACGCCTCCGCTCGGCTTTCCCCGAGATTGATAGCTTTTTCAAAACCTGCCGTTGGGATGTAACAATGGCAGAGATTATCGAGGACTTTGAAACCTACGGCATTGCCTTTGTCGAATACCTGCTCGCACCCAATTCCGACAAAATCGTATCCGTAAAACGCCAACAAGCCCCCCATTGTCGCTTAGGAGTGCCCAACAAAAAAGGCTTTGTCGATAAAGTCTATATCAATACCACTTGGGGCGATACCCTCAACGAGGAACTAACCGTTGAAGTACCCTTTTTCTCCGATATTCACAATGTCGCAACCCTCAAAGCCTATTGCAAGGAAAAGAAAATCGAAAAGTTTATCGTGCCCGTAATGCGCACGCTTACTACCGAAAAGAATTACCCAAAGGTAAAATGGCATAGTTCCTTCTACAACGGTTGGGTAGATGTAGTGCTTTCCGTGCCCTCGTTCAAAAAGTATATGTTTGAAAACCAGCTGAACCTCAAATACGTGATATACATCGCCGATGATTTCTTCCTTCACAAATTTGGGCGCGAGGAATGGCAAGAAATGCCACAAGAAAAACGCGAAGCCGCCCGCCAAGAAACCATTAAGGCAATCGATGATCATATGAGCGGCAACAAAGCGGCAGGGCGTTCGTTCGTGTCGCCTTTCTTCCGCGATAGCAACAACAATCTTATCAAAGGTATCGAGGTAATCCCTATCGACGACAAGATTAAGGACGGCAACTTCTTGCCCGATGCCAGTGCCGGCAACTCCGAAATACTCTTCCCTATGGGGGTAGACCCTTGTTTGCTTGGGGCAGGTATTCCAGGGGGCAAAAACCTCAGTGGAAGTGGTAGCGACAAACGCGAGGCGTACACCATTCTCTCCACCCGTATGCCCGTAAAGCGATTGCGCACCCTCGAAGTCTTCGAGCGTATCCGCGATTGGAACAACTGGGACAGCACCCTATACGGCAATTTTCCTAATATCAACCTCACTACCCTTGATAAAAACCCTAACGGACAACAAACAATAGTGAATTAAAATGGCAAGCAACAACACTACATCACAACTTACGATACGTATCAATGGTAAGGAGGTAGAGAATACTTTTACTGCCTTAAACCGCGAGGTGCGCACACTCTCTCGTGAACTCCGCAACCTCACTCCTGGTACTGAAGAGTTCCAACAGCGTGCAGCGCAATTGCGTGAGGCACAAGCACACTTCAACCGTGTACGCGATGAAATAAACCAAGTGAATGGAGCTATCACCCAAACGGCTACCAGCACTTCACGATTTGGCGACATCGTGCGCGGGGTGTTCACTGGCAACCTTATCACGGGCTTCTTTTCTTCATTTGTAGGCAAAGCCCGCGAATCGGTGGACGAACTCCTTAAAGTATCCGACCTGATGACGGGCGTAGAGAAAACCACGGGGCTCGCCTCCGAAGAGGTACGCCAGTTGTGGAACGAGTTCGATGAGCTCAATACCCGCACCTCCAAGCAGGAACTGCTCAATATCGCCCAAATAGGCGGTCGCCTCGGCATTAACGATAAAGAGCAAATCAAAGAGTTCACCGAAGAAATCGATAAAATATACGTTGCCCTGGGCGACTCGTTCCAAGGCGGTTTGGAAGAGGTTACTACCAAGGTGGGCAAACTCAAAAACCTTTTCGAGGAAACCCGTAACCAAAACTATGGCGAAGCCCTCAACGCCATTGGCTCTGCCCTCAACGAACTGGGGGCGAATGGTAGCAGTAGCGAACAGAACATCACCGAGTTTGCCACCCGTATAGGGGCGTTGCCTGCCGTGCTAAAGCCCTCTATCGAAAAAACGCTCGGGCTTGGTGCAGCTTTTGAAGAAAGCGGTATCGATGCCGAAGTGGCTTCCAGCGGTTACTCGCGCTTTATGAGCGTGGCGGGTAATAATATCGCCGCCTTTGCCAAACAAATGAAACTCACCACCAAAGAAGCCTCCGAACTGTTCAACACCCACCCCGAAGAGTTCTTTTTGCGCTTTGGCGAAAGCCTCAAAGGCTTAGGAGCTGAACAAACAGCAGGCGTACTCAAAGGATTAAAGCTCAACACCCTCGAGGTACAAAAAGCATTGGGTACCGCTGGCGACAATGCCGACCGCTTTCGCCAGCTGATGAACCTCTCAGGACAAGCAATGCAGGACGGCACTTCTATACAGAACGAGTTCAACAAGGTGAACGAAAATACCGCCGCTATATGGGAGAAAATCAAAAAAGTATTTGCCGAAACCTTTACTTCCGACACTATGGCGCAATGGTTCGGCGGACTCATCAAGCTACTCGGTTGGCTCACGGGGGTAACCTCCAAGGCAGGCGATGGCGTGAAAGTCTTCCGCGAGCGTATCGCCTTTTTAGCCAAAGCCATAGTAGTGTGCACTACCGCCATAGTAAGCTACCGCGCTGCTGTGTTTATAACTGCTAATATCACCAAAGTAGGTACAGCACAAACCCTTTTGTATAATGCAGCAACTAAAATCACAACAACCCTCAACGGAATGGCTACCAAAACAACTTATTTATTGGCAGCCGCCAAAGCAGTACTTACAGGTAATTTCAAAAGCGCCGCCGCTGCAATGCGCGCTTTCAATGCTGTAGCCGCCGCCAACCCATTAGGGGCTTTATTGGCTGTCATAGGAGCCATAGTAGCCGCTATGACCCTTTTCAACAAAAAAGTAGATGAAAATGTGAGATTGCAAAAACGATTGCAAGAAGCCCAACGAGAAGTGAAAGAAGCTATAGAGAGCGAGAAAAATAAAATACAAACCCTCGTTGCCATTATCAAAGATGAAACCAAAAGCCGTAATGAACGCCTTACAGCTATGAAACAATTGCAAGACATTGCCCCCGACTACTTCAAAACCCTCGACCTCGATAAAATAAAAACCGAAGAGGGCACCAAGGCAATAGATGCATACATCAATGCTTTAAGGCGCAAAAAGGAAGCTGAGAAAAAACAACAAATAGACAGCGAATTGGGTGATGAGATAGAAGAGATTAAAAAGAACGGACCTTTAGCTTATAACAGTAAATGGAATATTGCGAATCTTTACCGCGACGAAAAAAACTATGAGCCTACTTATAAGGAATACCTCGACAAGAAGAGAAAGCAAATGAACAATCTGATTAAGGCGGGTAAGTTCCAAACACAAGCACAAGTAGACGAATATTGGAAAAAAGTGGTAGAAGAAGCAGGGTGGGTATACGAAAACCAAAACCAACTGCTTAGAGAAAAAGAAGCAGCAAGAGCAAAGAACTTACAAGAGTGGAAAAAGTTAGAAGCTGATAATATAGCCGAGAGGGCACGCCTCAACGCTCTAAACGGCGGTACCGGTGGTAATGATGATCCTCCTAAACCTACTAAAGAGCCCAAGGACTACGCCGATGAGTACCGCAATGCTAATAAGGCGCGCTTAGCTGCCGAGCAGGAACTCCAAAAGGAAATTACGCAAGGCTTAGAGGAAAGCCTCGACAAACAGTTGGCTCTTACCGAACAAAAGTATAATGACAAGCGGTTCAAACTACAACAAGAAAATGCGGACTTAGAGCAGGATATCCTAAAGCTAAAAACAGAAGCAAAAGGCAATAACGATCCGAAACTGCTAAAAACAATCCAGGAAAAGCGCAAACTTCAGGAGCTCAACAAGCAAATAGCTGTTGAATACGAAAAACAAGAACAAGCAGAACTCACTCAAGTACGCGAAAAACACGCTGCCAAAGAGGTAGAGCGCACCCTCAAAGAGATGAACGATTGTCTTGCTGTAAAAAAACGTGAAAAGGCAGAGGAACTCCTCCAAATTCAGGATTTAGACACCGCCAAAGAAGCCTTACGCGGACAGATTTCGGATAAAGAACTGTCGAAAATCAAAACCTTAGAGGAGGCTAAAAAAGCCCTCCGCCGCAAAGCCGATGAGGAGATTATAAAAGAAAGTATTGCTAACTTAGAGGCACAAGAGAAACTTTTAATGGGCTACCTTCAAACCGTTACGGGTGAAGCCAAAGATAAGCTTATAGAAGATATTCAGAAGGGGAGAGAACAGATGACCAAGTTAAAAGAAGAGTTGGACGCCTTAAAAACCAAAGGAGTAGATAAAGATGCAGGCACTGAGTTAGAAAAGGTAGATTTATTAGGCTATACTGCCAAAGATTGGGAAGATGTTTTTAAAAACCTCAATACTATGCAAGGGCGCTTTAAAGCGGTAGAAATGGGTATAGGGACAATGAACAACGCTTTTAGTATGTTTAGCCAGTTGCAGGAAAACCTCAATGCTCGCGAACTTTCCAAATATACCGCTAACCAACAGAAGAAAAAACAAGCCTTACTCGACCAACTCAACCAAGGCTATATTTCTCAGGCACAATACCAAAAAGAAGTACAACGCCTCGATGAGGAAGCCGAAACCAAAAAGAAAGAACTTGCTATCAAGCAGTTCAAGGCACAAAAAGCTGCCAATATGCTCAATATTATAGCCAATACAGCTTTGGCGGTAACACGTGCTTATGTTGATGGAGGGGCGATAGGGGGTATAGCTCTTGCCGCTATTGTAGCCGCCATAGGAGCTGCTCAATTAGGAATTGTAGCAGCACAACAGCCCCCCAGCTATGCCAAGGGTGGTTATACCAAGGGCTTAGGTTTTACCGATGAAACAGGACACGAGGTAGCAGGGGTAGTGCACGGCAAAGAGTACGTAATACCCGCAATGCTCCTCGCCGACCCTCAAGTAGCTCGCGTTACCGAGTGGATAGAAGCCAAACGCACCGGCAAGTCCCAAAATACTTACGCTACTGGCGGTAATATATCGGCAGTGCCGGACGAACCCTCAACTTTGGCAAAATCCGAAAGTTTGTCAAAGTCAGAAACTTCTATGAGCGAACTCAAAAACACCCTCACTCAGCTCACCGCTACCCTCGACCGTCTTGAGAAAAATGGTTTAGATGCCTACGTGATTGCCGATGCTAAAAACGGACGCGAAATGCAACGCGCTATTAAAGAATACGAGAACATCCGAGAAAAAAACAGACGATAATGACGAATGACGAATTACAAATTACGAATTGACTATGGATATAACAATACCACAAACGTATGAGAAGTTAAATGCTATGCAACGGGGGGCGTTGTGCAGGATACTTTTAACCTTGGAGAACTCTGAAGAAACACCTTTGGGTATTATAAAAGTATTGATTTCGCACCTACCTAATCGTACCCAACAGCAGTTATTGCAAGAAGTGCCTTTCACTACGCTATGGCAATACGCCGAGCCTTTCCTCACCACCGAAAAGCTATACCATTTTCCACCCCTCTCTTCCCCCTTTGGAGGGGGCAAGGGGGAGGTTATACCTCCAGCTGATAGGCTTGCCAACCTTACTATCAAACAGTTTTCCGTAGCCGATAGTATCTATTATCGTTTGCGCCTTTCACAGTACCAGGACGAGTTGCTGTTGCGCCAGTTGGTAGCCTCGCTTTACAACTTTGCCGACCAACCTTTTGATGTGCTGAACCTCCCACAAGTAGCCGAGCATACCGATAAGGTAGCTATAACTACCGCCTACGAGGTAGTGTTTGCTTACACCTGCTGTAGGGAGTACATCATCAGCAGGTTTCCAAAGGTATTCACTGCTAAAGATGATAAAAAAGATACGAAAGACGAGGGTTCGTCATTCGTCTTTCGTAATTCGACATTAAAAAACTATACCCCCTTTTCAAAGATTATCAGCATAATGGCTATGGACAAGCATCAGCCGTTAGGCAACTGGCACCAGTGCAACGCTACCCGTGTGTACGACTTCTTTGAAGTACTTACCGAATCAATATTGCAAGCAGAACAGGCACAAAAGTAGCCCAAAAAGTTGTCCTTTACATTTTTTTTGTCCTGCTGTACCTTTGCACCGTCAAACACGAAGTTCTTTCGCTGTTGATATTAGTTATAAGGACACTTTGCCAAGCCTTATAAGTTTGGCAAAGTTTTTTAACTATCAATAGCAAGAGCTTCCTTAAAACTTATAACTAATGAAACCACAAAATTTTCTGTCTTTCAACGAAAAGACTATCTACTTCAAAGAAGTAGGCAATGAGTATTGGATAGCTATCAAACCTATTTGCGAAGCACTTGATATTAATTACAACCGTGCTTACCAAAACATTTTAGAGGACGAAAACCTATCTCAACTGTTTGCTAAACAGCAAATGGTTGACACCTTAGGAAGAGCAAAAGAGATGATTTGCCTCCCCGAAAAATATATCTATGGTTGGCTCTTTTCGCTTAGGTCTAAATCAGAAGCCTTAAAGCAGTACCAAATGAAATGTTATGAGGTGTTGTTCAACTATTTCAATGGGGCTATAATAGGTAGAAAGAAGCTGTTAGAAAAACAAGCCGACACCCAAAAGAAAATAGAGCGAGTAGAACAAGAACTCAAAAGCAACCCCCAATACCTACAGCTTATCACCCTAAGGCAAGAAAGCGAACAAATAAAACAATACCTAAGGAAAATTGACAAACAAATTATTGAAGAAACACCTTCCCTCTTTTAGATAAAAATAGCCTGCGAATGATTTGCAGGCTATTTTTTTATAAGCTATATGGTATAAAAAGGCAGAGACGTGTTGTCTGTTTAGACAATACGTCTCCCTTTTTTAGGGCTTTTTTCGGGGTAAAAAGTAGAGACACGTATGCTGTTTAGCAAGTCTATCCCCCTTTTTTAAGGCTTTTTTGGGGCAAAAAATAGGGACAAGTATGCTGTTTAGCAAAAGTGTCCCCCTATCCCTTACTAAAAATTTCTCCCAAAAAATTTGCACATTAAAAAAACTGTCGTACCTTTGCACCGTTGGAAGTTCGCGGGTTTCTTTATATCCGTACATTAAGAAAAATATCATAACTCACGGCGTGAGGGTGTCGCTATATAGTAATGTATAGCAAAATTTGCAACCTGCAACTTTCAACAGCACCTACTCACGCCGTTAATTTTTTATATTATGTTGAAAGTAGAATTAACTTCAGAAGAGCGCGAACGCCAAAAAGCAGCGCGCCGTCGCTTCCGCGAAATCGTAAAACAACGCTGGGAAGAAGAAACGCTTAAAAACCTCTCCAAAAAAGCGTTTCAAAAAATCAGTAAAAAACAATCTCCTAATCAGCTTTCCGGCTTGTCCCCCTTCGGGGGTTCGGGGGCTACTCCCGACCTTATGGTATTAGCCGAAGACGCGGGCGGCTCATTGCGTATGCGCTTTAGCAAAGGCGTATGGTACTTGCACTTCACTTTCTTCGGTAAAAAGGTAGAAAGCTCCGCCCCTACCCTTACCGAAGCTATCAACGGCTTAATCATCAACAAACACCTAAACAAATAAATCTATGAAAGCAAGCAACAAAACCCCTCGCGCCTTGAGCCAAGAGCTCGGCATAAAACTATCCGATTGGACACAAGAAGTAGCCAACTATTTCGATGTATCCAACAACAAGCAGGAAGAACTCTTCAGCTTAATACGTATTTCCGAAGATCCTTCAGATAATTTTAGCAAGGAGGAACGCGACACTATCCGCAAAGTGCTTTCGTATATGCTCTCCCTCTCGTTCATCGTATTGCGCGAAAAGCAGCAGATAGAAGAATTTTACGAAGATTACAACGGCTTTTAACTCTTATCTCTTACCTAAAATGAACGACTACAAAGAAATTCTCAAAACATTACTCTTGCGATATTATTCTCCACAATTTGCGGGGACTGTAGCTAAAGCGTATCACACCACCTTGCAGGTGCTCGCTATGGTGCAGGGCGTAATCCCTAACGAACCCATAGACCAGCACGATGTGTACGATGTACTTCAAGAATTAGGGTTCACCATCGAACTGGTACAAACCCCCGATGATAGGCTTATCTATTGTTGGTGTATGTACAAAAAAGCCTTGCCATAGCAAGGCTTTTTTTTGTCCTTTCACTTTTTTTATATCCGCACTACCTTTGCCAAAAACCTTAAAAAAATGTACTTACAATTAAAAAAATATTTCAGTGATTTAGCAGAACAAAATATCCATATCAAGGATAAAGTGGGTTATTTCTCTCGTGAGATTGCCGAAAAAGAACGATCCTTCAATGGCATAGCCTCACCTTTTTTAGCTATTTACGATTACGAATTAGGGTTAGACGGAGGCGAATTGAATACTATGGGCAGGCGCAAACTTACGTTTTCGGTTATCTATGCGAATGCGCCTCACGACAATTTTGAGGCGCAGCAGGAGCTTATCAGTAAGGCTGAAGCGATTGCGTTACAGTGTTTGGCGCGTATCCGTTGGGATAACCACCAAAAGGGGCATTTTCTGTATAATTCCTTTGAAAAGGATTTGACGAAAATCTACCCCGTGGAGGACCCTCAAGCGCATTTCTTCGGTGTAGATGTAGAAGTACATTTCAAAAATCCAACACCTTTAATCGTAAAAAAAGAGGATTGGACAGTGCCAGTAGGGTGTAACTAATTACGAATTACGAGTT